AACAAGGTTTCATAGAATATCCGCAGTGGGCTTCTATGGCAGACGCCTTAATCTTAGCAAACGGAAATAAGGCAAAGCTATTAGAGTACTACTTAGATTTCAAAAATAAGACTATATCTGAATCAACACCTGTTAAGAAGAGTTTACGTACAGGAGGAAACACAGCTAGCTGCTTTAGTATAATGGCATACGATAATATAGAATCAATCATAAAAGCAATTGAGTCATCTATGTTAATCAGTAAATCAGGTGGTGGATTAGCAGTATATTTAGGTAAAATAAGACCAGAGTCTTCTACTATTCAACATGTAGAGAAAGCAGCCACACACATCAATAAATGGGTTAAATTCTTTGATTTAGTTGCTTACACAGTAGACCAACTAGGTAGTCGTAAAGGTGCAATAACTGTATCACTTGACTGGTTCCACTTAGACTTTATGGAGTTTATGCAAGTAAGTTCAGAAGATGGTGGAGACATAAGAAAGAAAGCTTTTGACATACTACCTCAATTTCTACTCAATAAGTACTTACTACGTAAAGTAAAAGCTAGAGAAGATGTATATCTAGTAAATAATCACGACTGTATTAAACATCTTAATATAGACCTTACAGAATTAATCGAAGATGATTTTACTAAAGCTTACGAGGTAGTACTACAGAATCTAGACAAGATAGCTCACAAAAAAGTAAACGCATACAAAATGTGGGTAGAAATGTGGGATGCATATTTCAAAGTAGGTAAAATAAATATAACAAATAAAGATGGCATAAATATAGGCAACTACCTAAAGAAGCACTACAAAGCACAAACAGCAAATCTTTGTATAGAGTCATTCTCAATAAACACTAAAAAGTACGACCATACATGTAACTTAATGAGCATAAACCTTGCAGAGGTAGTCAAAGATGAAACTTCTCTTAGAAGAGTTGTACGTAACACAGTAGATGCACTCAATAGAATTATTGATGTATCAACTTTTCCTACAAAACGTACAAAAGCATCAGCCAGAGATTTGCGTAATACTGGTATCGGCTTAGTAGGTGGGGCAGATTGGCTAGCTTACAAAAACATGACATACAATGTAGCAGGTATAGCAGAGATAGAGAGAGTGCAAGAACTGATAACTTATTATGCGTATGAGCGTAGTATAGAATTAGCTATTGAACACGGCTCATATAAACTGTTCAAGAAAGCAGATTATAGTAAAATGTTTGGTAAAACTCCAAAACAGCTTAACGAAATGAGTTTAAATGGTCTTGATTGGGTAAAACTAAATAAACGTATAGTTAAATATGGTATTCGCAATTTCCTATTAATTTCACCTGCTCCAAACGCTGGGACAGCTATTGTACTTGGAGCATCTCCAAACTTTGCACCTGTAACTTCTCTTTGTCATTTCAAAGATATGCAGAAGATGACACCAATAATAGTACCACCATATGCAGATACTAAATTTCCATACTACAGAACTAGGGGTAGTTTTGATGGAGTATTCTTCCTCGAGTTATCAGCAGCAATACAACGATGGACTGACACAGGAGTATCTAATGAGATAGGAATTAATCCAGACATCTTCAGTATGGCAGCATTTAGTGAAAAAGTCATAGAGCTTATGCTTAACGACGAACTCAAAGGTGTATACTACATGTCTGAAACTAGCTGTGTCAGCTGTGCTAACTAGTGGAGTAACCTATGAGTAAATCAAATAACAACGGTGGATCCACAGACTACTACAAATTCAATCCTTCCTGGGTTGAGTGTGCAGACGTAATAGAGGCACGTACTATGAACTACAATCAAGGAAACATATTCAAGTCAGCTTTCTGCTTCAATGTTGGTAGACACACTGGTACTGATTACGAACGTGAACTAAACAAAATCGTATACTTTGCACAACGTGAACTTCAAATACTAAGTTCTACAAATGCTTGTAAAGAAGGTGCTTCATGATTGAATACATAGTCCTATTCTTCGCCTTTATTAGCTCCTCATCTTCATGCTACAATGCTTGCTTCATTCAGAAACCTTGGTTCGATGACTACAATCGTCGTAACCAACCATCTGAATACAAACCAGAAGTAAAGGATCTATAATGGACATAGACCAAGTCATAACCAACTTAGAATCAGACCTAAACGAACTACCCAAATTCTCAGACCTAGATGAGAACATCCTACTTGAGCATATATTTGAAAACTCAGTCTTCATCTCTAAAGACGATTATTGTAGAAGTAATATCAACCCTCAAATAGCCTTAACAGTTGCAGCCTCATTACCAGCAGATAATATAGCTAGATCAATCTACGACCTAGATAAACTCAGAGCTAAATCACTATACAATGAACTTCAACTAATCTTCGAGAAACCTAATGACTGAGTTCGATCGCCAAGAACTGCTCAGACGCATTGATGCTTATAAAACATCAGATGCACCTATAGAAGTACGAGAAGCTGCCATTAACAAGTTGTCTGCACAGTTAATGGCTACCACATCAGTGGACCAAGCCCTAGCAGATTTTCATGAATCACAATCAGACTTATCTGATTTTAACCAAGGATAACCTATGAACCAAAATGAATTAGAACAATTTATCGAAAGCAAACTAAACGCAATCATCGAAGAAATAGATGAAACAGTAGAATCAACAGAGCCTCGTTATTGCGTAGAAGTCGATGGAGAACAATTAGGCTTAACCGCTGATCAAATTCTATCATACTTAGAACCGTATACAGAACCAGAAGTACCTTCTAAAGTGCTATCAGATGAAGAGATAGCTGCTGTATCAGAAGAATGTGATCATTGTGACGTAGTAGCTGCAATTGACGGAGTAATCCTAAACACACTACGTCAACCAGGTGTTAAACTATCTAAGTCATCAACTAAGAATCTTGTTCGCTTAGCACAAGTTAGAGCACTCTACTTACAGAACTAGTTATGCAAAACAAGAAACAATTATTCAACTTAGTAGAAGACATCTACACACTTAACCGTAAACAGTGGGATAACCAACCTGGTACATACAATCCAGAACTAGCAGCTTCTCTCCTCATCGAGGAAGCCTTAGAACTATTAAACGATATTAGTCCTAAAGATAACGCTAGAGAGATTGTAGCAGTATCTAAAATGCGTTCTGGTGCTGATAGCGTAGCACCTGTAAATTCATTTGATGGGTTACTTGATTCACTATACATAACTATTGGGGAACTCAACAAACTTGGAGTTACACCACACCAACTTGTAGATGGACTCCAAATCGTACACAACGCAAACAAGCAGAAGTCTGGTACTAAGGACAGCAACGGAAAAGTAATCAAACCATCTGATGAGTCATTTGTTCCACCTGAAGAAGCACTTCAACGTATACTAGACAACTAATCCCATTTATTGGTCTGAGAGTAAGTAAGGCTATTAGTCATATTTAGCAATGGAGAGTAGTCGTTTGATCGAATGAGCCGAAGGCCATTCTATCATTAGACGAATCTACTGCAGCGTGAATATTACGTTAGCCGCACGAACGATCAGATTAGTAGCTTAGTGCAACGGATGAGATTCAACAACAAATCATCCCTATTAGTAATCTTTAGAATAGAGAGGTATCATACTGTAGGGCTGTACTGTCAGTTTTTGTCAACAATATCAATCAATTTTTGTGGAGTTAATCAACAGATTCAGTTGATTTTTATACTTGTCTAGATATACTTCATTAACCACAACAAAGGATACCCAGATGGATAATGTTAGTATAACTAATGTATCATTAAATATACCTAATGATAAGCAAGCACAAATTACTTTAGTAGCAAAGACTACGAAACCGAGGTTTATAATGGTTGGCACAACTGATTACAAAGACGACGAGAGTATTGATTTATTGTCAGAGATAGCGGATATGACTTCTGATGAGAAGTTTGCATTTTTTACTGTACGTAACCTAATGGCTTTTAGTCCATTGGATAAACGAGTAATATACCAAGTAGCAGTCAACAACGCACTGACTACCAAATCAGAGAAGACGGTGTTCTCTCGTGGCTATCGCAAACTGTTAGCGAAGAACCTAATGAGACGAGTATCGAAGGGTACTTACATGATTAGTCCTAAAGCTATCATACCTAACGACTATGAACTAGAAATGCGTACTTGGGACAGTAATCAACCTGATTCTATTTAGTGTTTTGATCTAGTACGTTACACTGGGTATGGTTGCTGTCGATCATCATTCGTGAGTTGTTCCCGTTACAGCTCACTGCTTCGCAGCGGCTTTCACTTCCACTTCACTCATTCTTCTCTCCAGTCCTTCGGATAATAGAGGATATTATATG